AGCGGTGATGTGTCTGCAATCGAGAACGCCAAAAATGCTGTCGAGGAAATAAATAACGCAGGCAATGTACAATTACAAGTCAGTGCCGAGGGTGATATATCTGTATTGGACACAGCTGATGAAAAATTAAAAGAACTTGTCAAAAATGACGAAGTTCAGATTAAATTTAATGTCGATACAGGCGGTTTTGATATTAACGATTTGAATGGTAATAAGTTGGGTGAAATCACTGCAACGGGTAAAGTTATATGGACTAACGACAGCACAGAGCCTGACAATTATACAGCACCACCCAAAGATGGCAATGTTACATTTAAGAAGAATAGTGCAGAACCTGACAGCTATCAACCCGAAGACAAATTTGCGACAGTCCATTATACTGTTTCTGTTGAGGGTTCGTCTATAGAGGGACTAAGTAATAAAAATGTTCCGGCGGCCAAGTTTGGCAGTTCGGGAATGTTCGTAAAAAAAGCCAAAAAAGCCAAAGGTACACAAAATTTTGAGGGCGGATTGGCAATGGTTAATGACGAAAAGGGCATATCTGACCCACGAGAATTAATCGTTGACAAAGGGCGTGCATTTATACCACAGGGCAAGGACGTAGTATTGCCGTTGTCAAAGGGTGCAAAGGTGTACACAGCGTCACAAACCAAGGCGATAATGTCGGGTATGGGTATACCGCATTACGCAACAGGAAAAGACAATTCGGATGCGTTTACATCAGCCAAGGACGATTGGACGCATTACACCAAAACGCACGCAGTAACGACCGCACAAGAAATTGAAAAGTGGTTAGAATTTCAAGAGAAATTCAAGTCGAACGACAAGGATATTGCCGACATAGAGGAACAAATTTTCAGTCTGACACAGAAACGCACGCAGGAGTTGAACAACCTGTCAAAGTCGTACATTGAAGAACGTGCGGCACTGAATGACTGGGACGACAACGGCGACAATCCTATTGACGCATTTACCCGTATTCGTGACCGCAATATGGCGGAAGTCGAGGCAGGACGTATGACGTGGGAGGACTATACGACAGAAATGTCAAGTATAGGTTCAACGTTATACGACAATATGACCGAATACAGTCGTGATTGGTTGGAACACCAAGAAAAATACAACGGTATGAGTGCCGCCGATTATATCGCAGGTATCGGCAGAATACAGACGTACACCGAACAAATGTACGCACAGGGTATAATCAGCCACAAAGAATATGTAGAGGCAAAAAACAAGCTGAATGATGAGTATTTGGACAAGCGTAAAGAACAAATTGAGAAAGAGTACGACATATCAAAAAACTACATCAGTGAACATACATATTTTAACGACTGGCAAGATAACGGCGACAGTCCGCTTGATGCCTACAACCGTGTTATGGATAGGCACCGTGAGGAATTGGCGAACGGCGAGTTGACACAGGACGAGTTCGACAAGTATCAAAGTGAATTAGGTTCGGATATGTATTCGGAGCGTGTGGAGCAGTCAAAGAATTGGTTAGACGAACAACGTAAATATTACGGTATGACCGATAAAGAATATATTGCCGGTTTAAAACGTATTCAGCAGTATACACAGGAATACTATGATTTGGGGTTAATCAGCCGCAAAGAATACAACGAAAATATGACTGAACTAAATCACGATATGTTCGACCAAGCGGGCGAATCGTTTGACGATATGCTGCAGCAACAACAGGACTACATCAACAAATTGCGTGATGAATTTTCTGCACAGGAACAGGCCCTACAGGACAGTTGGACGGTAGAGGACCGCAAGGCTGATATGTCCGAAACACAGGCGCAGTTGGATATTTACGCAAATGCAGTGACAGACAGAGGACAGCAGAAGTACAAAGAACTGCAAGAGCAGATGAAACAACTGCAACGTGACGAGGAATTGTATCAACTGCAAGTCAAAAACAATGCCACTATTGAAAAATTAGAGGCGGAGTATGACGCGTTGGAAAACAGCAAGGCTGATTTCATCAAGTCCATTGCAACCAACATTGACAGTATAGACGTGACGGGTATTGTGGCGGATATAACACAGGAAGTCAGCGGCGGTAATGACAAGATAACCAAGACTTTGGGTGAAATTATAGAGGCTATTAAGGGCATTAAGATTGAACAGCAGAACTATAACAACAACAGTAAAATCACAATCAATACGACTGACAGCGCTGTTTTGGGTAGCTATGTATAATGTGCGGAGGTAGAAAATGCGAAACGGATTTTATTTTAAAAACAAACATTCAAAAGATTTCGGCGTGACTGTACAAACGCAGTCACGTCCGATTAAACCGGAAATGAAAATACAGACATATGACAGCCCGTATATAGACGGTGAATATGATTTTTCAACGGCAAATGCGTACAACCGTGAATTTTATAAAAACCGTGTATTTAAAATGAATTTGCAAATATCGGCGGCGGATATGTCTGAACTGAACAGCAAAATCACAAAAATCACAACGTGGTTAATGGGACGTGGCGAGTTGATATTTGACGACACACCGAATGTCAAATGGAACGCAACAGTTATTGAAACGATTGACTACAAACCCGAAAACTACGGTCACAAAGCGGTCATTTCGGTGTCGTTCAAAGTGCAGACGTGGGCGGCGTTGGTATTTGATATTTTTGACGGTCCGATATTGGATAGCCAAAACATCAAATTAGATGATGAAATACCAATCGGACCGAATGAATATTACACGATTACAACGGCAGGCGACAGTACAATACATAACACAGGCGACCGTCCTGTCAGACCTGTTTTGCGTGTTACAAACGTCACAAAACCTACAACGATAACCTGTAACGGTATCAGTATTACGGTGTCGGAAAACTGCGTTATTGACTGCGACAAACAGTCGGTAACAGACGTAAACGGCAACAGTATTATGAAAAAAATCAAAGGTAGTTTTTTTGAACTGGAAACAGGGGCGAATAGAATAATTTTGTCCACGACGGCAACGGTTGAATTTTCATTTTATCCACAGTATGTGTGGAATACAGAAACGGAGGATATATACAAATGGGACAGATAACATTTATGCGATTGCACGACAGATATGCAGACAGTTTTGAAACAGGTGAGGTACTGAACAACGCATATAACGTCAAAGAAACAAGGATATTGAACGATACGGGAAGTATTGAATTTGACTATCCATACGACGAAAAGGCACGTCTAATCAGTCAAAATATGTTGGTTAGTGTAAACGGTCATATTTACGAAATCAGCAGAACAACGCGAAATATGAACGGTGCGGATTCACTGCACGTTTACGGTACACCGCATTTTGTGTATGAGGCGCAGAAAGCGTTTATACCGACAATCGGCGACCATATCGGTGAAACATCAAGAGCAGTGCTGCAAGCGGCGGTAAAGATTATTTCGGATTTCAAGGAAGAAGTCAAAGAAAAGTGTATTTTTCACATTATGACAAATGCCGAGTTGACCGAAAAAGGAATGAAGTGGGTTGCAGATGATGAACTGCTGATTGATTTTTTCTCTACAGACAAAACAAATTTGTGGGACGTTATAAAAACGATAATAGAAAATTTGGGGCGTGGCGAGATATTCCACGAAACAACTATCGACAGTAATAACAACATTGTATGTAACATTGCCATTGTTGAACGCATCGGCACAGATAACGGCGTCAGACTGCGTTTAGAAAAAAATATGCAAAGCATATCAATAGAACGCAACGTAAGCGATATGATAACGCGTTTATGGGCGTTCGGAAGTGACGATTTAACGGTCAGCAGTGAAAACGGTGGCAAAGCATATATAGACAGTCCAAACATTGAAAAATACGGTGTGCAAGAGGGGTACAAGGACTATAGCGATTATACATCAGCGGACAAACTGTACCGTAACGCAAAGTGGGAGTTTGACGAGGATAACGAGGATAGAATTGACGTACCACAGTTGACAATCAGCGGTAAATTGATTGACCTATCAAAATTAGCTGAATACGGTGCGGCGGAAAAGTTGGAAATAGGCGATACGGTACACGTATTTGACATAGACGGTACGGAATATGTGCAGAGGGTAATTGAGTATCAGGCATATCCGTTGGAGCCGAAAGAGAGCAATATATCAATCGGGCATATCAGACGTGATTTTTTTATCGGACTATGGCAGACAGAACGGGCAACAAAGAATCATGCAAAGTGGCAGACTGCGAATAACAGTGTAAATATCCGAAAAGTACAAGGAACGGTGAACACAAACCGAAACGAAGTGCAGAGCAACAACGAGCTGTTGAAAATTGTCGGCGATTTGCTGACGATAAAGGACAGTCAAAGAGATAGAATACATATCGGTAATGATGAAGTTGATAATAAAAAACAATTTGTATTTCTGTTATATGACGTTGACGGAAACCCTGTAATATTTTTTGATGAAAAGGGTAACGGAATTTTCAGCGGTACAATAAGAGGTGCAAAGATTGAATCAGATACTGACATCAATGTAAATAAAGACGCAAGTGTAGGACAGTATTTAAGAGTTGGATATATCAGCTCATATGTAAACGACGAGGGCAAGACGATATATAAATGGTCTGATGAAAGCGGTATATTATTAAGCGGATATACAAGCATTAAGACTACAAACGGCGGTAATAACCTTGCAATCGGGGCAATGTCATCAATAGAGCTTAATGCTGCTAAAGTTATGCAGAACGGTAAACGATTATTGAATGAAGCTGATTTAGATAGTCTAAAAGCACAAATACACGAAATAGAAAAGAAAATTGCAGGTTTGGAAAGTTAGTAAAATAATAACTCCCTCAAAAAGGGAGTTATTAAGCTATCTCAAACTATTTATGGCAGGTATGATTGTTGAAACATAATAATCATACGGAATTAAAGTAATATCATTCTCTGAATAAGGTATATTTTCAAGAACAGATATTCCGTCATGACGAGTTTTATCGTAGAAGTATGAGCCTGCAAATTCATAATTTCCTAAACCAATATCTTGGAGCATTTCTTCAATGTTTGATTTACGGACATATTGCACACCGTCAATTACTTCGATTGCGACTTCCGGCAAAGGTGACAAGTCAGTGGTTGACGGCTTTACAGTCGGTGTCGGTGTTGGTTGTGCGGCGGTATCGGTATCAATCGTAATAGTGTTGTCACTGAAACCAACATTGAAACCGCCGACAGCGTCGGCAACGTCACGTAATTTGAAATATGTATTATCGTTGATGTTGTAACCCTCAATCGCCGTTTCCGTACCGTTTACGGCAACAGGGAACGGGTTAGCCGTTACGGCATATTCTACGGCAAAACCTGTCGCGGTCGCACAGATTATACCGCCTGTTATAAAACCTAATATAAATTTTTTCATAGCTTGTAGCCTCCTTTTTGTTTCAGTATATATCAAATGGAAACAATTTGCAAGGGGCAAAATCTGAAAGGAGTATCAAAATTGTACACAGGAATACCACCATAGCACGCTTACGGCGTGTTTTTTTAATGAAATCCCAATCAATTACGATTAGAAAGGAATGATAAAATGAAATTAAATTTTAATTTTAGCGGAAAAACGCTGTTAAAGGATTGGTGGAAGATTGTTCGTGATAATTTCACGGCAATTCAAACCGACCACAACGAATTGAGCGACAGCGTGAATACACATAAAACAGCCAAAGTGATAGACCACCCCGATAAGAGTGTCACATCAGCAAAAATCGCTGATAAGGCTATACATACAAGCCATATGGCGGATTATGTAATTACAAAGGACAAGATAAGTGACGGAGCGGTTACAACCGATAAAGTTGCCAACAGTAGTATTACGACAATGAAATTATCAATGGACATCGTGGAGAATTTAGGAAAAGCCGATACATTTCTTTATTCTGACGGTGAGCCGATATATCTTTCGGAGTGCAAAGACACAGGAGGAACGGGTTACGAATTGCCTGATGATATTCCGGTTAATGTATTTTTTAAATTGGAAAATGACACGGACAGCACATTAACAAAATTCCAAACACATGATGACCATTATACAACACTAAGTTGTGATATTGCTCCAGGCGAAGTGAGAATATGCGTTTTAATACAAAAAGAAGTCAGCGGAGCAGACCCACAAAACGGGTATTTGTTTGTATTGGACGATAATAGTATAAGAAAACTATTAAACGACAAAGCACCGACAAACCACGCAAGCGGTGCCACAACATACGGTGTGGGTAATGCAAGTAATTACGGACATTTGAAATTGTCTGACAGTACCACAAGTACAAGCAGTACGTCAAGCGGTATCGCCGCAACACCGAGAGCAGTAAAAACTATCTCTGACACACTAAGCACTGAAATTTCGGATCGACAGGCGGCAGATGACGAATTGAAAGGTAAAATTGAATATGGAGAATCAGAGAGACAAGCAATTATTGAGGATATAAACGAACTTGAGAACGGTAAAGTTGGGTCAAATGATAGAGTAACCGGGAAAGAAATGAATTATAGTGTGACGGAGTTGTTGAAGTGGGTTGCCGAAGGCTTAGAAAAAAGTAATTCGGTTAATTATCCGGGGCTTGACTATATAATCAGCGATGTTTATGAAATGTATAATGCACTTTGCAGTTATGGTTTCCAAGAGCCGACCGAGGTTGTAAAAACGGTGGCGGAGTTAAAAAATCAAGCTGAAAATAAATAAAACGGAGGAGTAATTTATGGATAAGATTTTTAATTGGACAAGTACGGTTATCGGAATTGTGGGCGGATATTTCGCCGCAATTTTCGGTCAATGG